ATTATGTAAGATTTAGATATGGTTCACCAGAAAAAGTGGGTGGTTGGGCACAGTTAGGAGATATAACTTTAACTGGAAGAACTGTAGCTATGCACCAATTTGTTAATTCAGACGGTATTAAATACTCGGCATTAGGCACAAACAGAATTCTATACGTATATTCAGGAGGGGCTTTTTATGATATAACTCCTCTTAAAAGTACAACAACAATAAGTGGAAGTGCATTTACAACAACGCAAAGCGATGCCACAGTCACGATCACGTTTGGCAGTGCTCACAATATTTCTAAGTACGATATTGTTCTCTTGGATAATTTTAGCTCTGCTACCAATTCTAATTTTAGCTCTTCTGATTTCGATGATTATGTTTTTATGGTGGCAACCGTTCCAAGCTCAACGACTATCACAATTGAAATGGGATCTAATGAATCAGGATCAGGAGCAAGTGGATCAGGAACTATAAGAGTTAAACATTACTATTCAATTGGTCCTGCAGTTGAAGAATCAGCTGCTGGTTGGGGATTAGGATTATGGGGTGGTACTGCTTTAGGTGCAGGATCATCTACTTTAGATGGTGCATTAACTTCAGGATCATCTAGTATTGTATTAGATGATTCAGGATCATTTCCTGCATCAGGAACTGTAGTAATAAATGATGAAAGAATTGCTTATACAACAAACACTTCTGGTACAGATACTTTATCAGGTTTAACTAGAGGATCAGATAATACGACAGCTGCTTCACACTTAGATGCAGCAACGGTTACCAATGCATCGGATTACACTAAATGGGGTGCATCGCAAACAGGAGATATTGTAACTGCTCCTGGAATGTGGTCGCTAGATAATTTTGGTAATAAACTTATTGCAACAATTTCTGATGGTGCAACTTTTGAATGGAACTCTAATGCAACAGGGGCAACATCTACTAGAGCAACAATTGTATCTGGCGCACCAACAGCCACACAATTTACTGTAGTTTCTACACCAGATCGTCACTTAGTTTGTTTTGGTACAGAAACTACAATTGGTACAACATCCACTCAAGACGATATGTATATTCGTTGGTCTTCACAAGAGTCTCTAACTACTTGGACTCCAACTTCGACAAATACCGCAGGTACACAAAGAATTGCAGATGGTACAAGAATTGTTGGAGCAATAAGAGGTAGAGATGTAATTTATATTTGGACAGATACTGCATTATTTATTATGAAATTTGTTGGTCCACCTTTTACTTTCTCATTTCAACAAGTTGGTACAAACTGTGGATTGATTGGACAAAACGCTGCAGTTGAGGTTGATGGATCAGCTTATTGGATGTCAGAAAATGGTTTCTTTAGATACACTGGACAATTACAATCATTACCATGTTTAGTTGAAGACTATGTTTATGATGGATTAGCAGATGTTCCAAGACAACATATATATGCCGGATTAAATAACTTATTTGGTGAAGTGACTTGGTTCTATCCAGGTAGTGGAGCTGCATCTAATAATAGATCAGTTACTTATAATTATATGGATTCAACTGGAGAAAGACCGGTATGGACTACAAGTTCACTTGCAAGATCTACTTGGGCAGATTCAGCTATATTTGGTAAACCTCATGGAACTGAGTATGATTCAAGTGCTACAAGTGATGCAACAGTTGGTAATACAGATGGTGTTACAACTTATTTTGAACATGAAACTGGAACTAATCAAATTAAAGCAGGAACAACAACTGGTATTTCTGCAAGTATAGAATCAGGTGATTTTGATTTAGACCAAAAAGGTTTAGCAGGTGACGGAGAATTTATGTTAAAAATTAGAAGAGTTATACCTGACTTTTTAACTCAAACAGGAGATGCAAGAGTAACATTAAATTTAAAAAATTACCCAACAGATTCACAAGCAAGCTCATCACTTGGACCTTTTACAACTACAACATCTACAACTAAAATAGACACCAGAGCACGTGCGCGTGCTATATCTTTAAAAGTAGATAACACTAGTACTACTCAGCACTGGAAATTAGGTACTTTTAGATTAGATATACAACCAGATGGAAGAAGATAATGGCTAGAATTGTACAATCATTAACACAACCAATTAGAGAATATGATCAACAAATTCAACAATCATTTGTTAGAGATGTTGATAGTATTGTTACAAAATTAAATACATCTTTTCAACAAGATTTAAAAGATGAATCAGAGTCGGAGGCTTTCTTTTTAGCATAATGGCAAATAGTTTCGTAAATAAAAAAGTAGATTTAACAAGCACAAGTGCAACGACATTATATACTGTACCGGCCTATTCAACAGCTGTTATAAAATCCATCCTGGTATCAGATGATTCAGGCAGTGGAGACACTATAACAATTACAATAACCGATACAGATGACGCTGTTTTCAGTCTTTTTAACGTTAAAGCCATATCTTCAAGCGGAACCTCAGAACTGCTATCAGCCCCTATAGTTGCTAAGGAAAGTGAAGTAATTAAGGTGACTGCAGCTACTGCAAACAGATTACATGTCGTACTCTCGGCTTTAGAAATAAAACCAAGAGATGTAACATAAGCTTGATTTACTTGTGAAAAACAAGTAATAATAAATACTCAGGTGAAATCCCTGCCTTTAACAATTAACAAACATTATGATAACAAGAGCACATATGCGAAGACAATTACGAGCTACTGGTGGAATTACTAATGCTAGACAAGGCTATGGCCTTGGTAGCTGGGTAAAAGAACGAATTAGAAAATTAATCCCAAATGAATTAGCAAGTATTGCAAGTAAAGCTGCACCATTTGTTGCACCTTTTAATCCTGGTATTGCAGGATTGATGAGAGGTATAGGAAGATTTGATGAAAGAGGCAGCATGAGTGATGCTCTTAAACAGGGTTTATTAACTACAGGCTTAGGAGCTGGTGCAAGATATTTAGGTGGAGCAGAACAAGTAATGGGAGGTGGACTTGAAGGTGGTTTTACTTCTCCATTAAGCGAAAGCAGAACAGAAGGATTTAGAAATTTATTTAGAGGTAGCGGCGAGACTGAAGCTCCAAGTAAAGGATTACAAAAAAGTACCTATGGTGCAGACCAAGACTTATTGGGGGGAGATAAAATAATACCAGGAGTAGATGTACCAATACCAACTGGCGACTTTTCACTTAAAGGCATTATGGATAAATGGAACAGTATACCCCCAGGAATGCAGACAGCAATTGTTGGTGTTGGTTCTGGTACATTAGCAGGTCTTGCTCAATGGTTTGAAAATCAAATACCACAAGAAGAAGGCGAAGATATAACTGCATATTTAGCAAGAAGAAAAGTAGCTGTTGGAAAATTAATGAGAGAGTATATGGATAGTACTCGTGCTTATGAGGCAGAATGGACATCTATGACAGATGAAGAAAAAAATGAAGAAGTAGCAAACCTTAATTACAATCAAGGTGGCAGAGTAGGATACCAAACAGGTGGTATTAGTATGGGTAATACACTTGCACAAAACATTGCAGCTAACCAAGCGCAAGCAGCTAAAGTCAATCAAATGTTACAAGCAGCGAGAAGCAAGTTACCAGGTGCAGCAGCTCAAGCACCTTCAGGAATAACAACAGTTCCAACATCTCAAGCACAAACGATGGTAGCACCTTCAGCAGGAGCTACAGCAGTTCCAGGTGGCGGTGGACCAATGACGGCATCACCAACTGCAGTGCCTCAACCGATGGCAGCACCAACTGCAGCGCCTCAACCGATGGCAGCACCTCCAAATATTCAGTATCTTTCAGGATCTATGGCACCTCCTTTAGCTCCTCCAGATCCTTTTAAACAATTTGGAGTTACACCGGATCAATACGCACAAATGTCTCCTGGAGATCAGGATAAGCTTTGGAAAAAAATAGATTATATAGATCAATATGGAGGAGAACTTGGAACTACATATAAAATTTTACAAGAAAGAGGAATTGATCCTAGTAAATATATAACTGGAACTTCACCTGTTGGATCACCTACATACAATCGTCTAGGTATAATGGAAGCTAAATTAAGATCAGACATAGATGAGCTATACGGCGACTGGAAAGGTCATGGAAAAACTATAACAGGGCAAGAAACTTTTGATGAGCTTCTTGACCTAGAAGATTATTATACTAAAAACTATGTTTGGCCATATAAATCGGGTGGCAGAGTAGGCTATGCAATAGGTAGCCCTGAAAAACAAATGGAGGCAGGCGCACCACCAATTATTTATGAAGGTAATATGGATCCAAGAGCACAGAATCAACAAGCAGGATTACCATCAATACCAGGACCAATGCGAATGGCAAGGGATGGACCAGAATTTGATATGAGACAACGAGGTGGTTTTCAACCACTAGGTAGACAAGAAGGTAGAGATGATGTACCAGCTATGTTAGCCAAGAATGAATTTGTAATGACAGCAGACGCGGTTCGAGCAGCGGGCGGCGGGAGTATTAATAAAGGAGCACAAAGGATGTATGACACAATGA